TTCTATTAGTCCTTGTGAGTTTATTCTTGTTGCTGACCCACTACGAGTAAAGTCAAAATCTCCTACACCACTTGAAGGTAGTACAGAAAACAACTTGCTTCCTTGTGCAGCTGGTATTAATGCTAATTTTGGTTTTGCCATTTGTTTTAGTTTTGTATGTCTTGTATTCCTATTCTATGTATTGAATCTGCTAAACACTTAACTGCTTCAACTTCTTGTCTGTCATTCATATTAAACTGCCCTTGTATCATTTCAGTAGACGTTCCTATTGAAGATGCAGTTTGTATTGTGTTACCCCACCAAGAACTATCGTATATTTCGTTTGCCATTATCTTTTTCTTTTTTTGTTAAGTATTTCTTTAACTTTACAATGTTATGTTTCTTTGGTTTATATCTACCCATTACAATACCCAATTACTTGAATTTACATCTTTGTCTGGATATACATCAGAATCTGTGTTACTTGTGTACTCTGGAAACAAAGTGCTATTAAAACAAATGTAGTCTACAAATCTTCTTGTATAATACTCTGCAAAATCTCTTTGTTTTTGTACTAAAAAATCAACTTCATCTTTTGTTGCACTTTCAGAATTTTCTGATGTGTGTTTAAATATTCCACCATTCTTTACTTGATATGCTGCAAATGGTAAATAATCAACCATTGCGTAATGTATCAACATAGGTTGTATGTAATCTGTAACTAAAGATAAATAATTACCACTTAAACTATCTGCAATTATATCTGCTGATATTTTATCATACAACTTACTTCCTAAATAGTTTTGTATGTGTATCTCTTGTGAAATCCTTACATACTGAATAAATAAATCAGTATCGGTGTTACCAGAAATAATACTATTCTTTACTAAATCTGTTCTACTTATAAATAATGCAGTTGCCATTTATTATCTCTTTTTATTTACAAATCCTTTATTAGGCATATCTTTTGGCATCATTGATACCTCTTTAGGATTTCTAACCCTATAACCTTCTCTTTCTGCTTTACCAGTGCTTATATCATCACTTCTTCCTATACTAGCTTTTCCTTCTCCAGTAAACTTATACGTTTCCCTTCTCCATTTATGATGACATCCTCCACCTCCTTTGTAAAGCCAAATTGAATAGGTATCAGCACCACCTAATCCCCAACCAGCATTTACTACTTGGGTATCCATAGCTATAATATCTTCTTTTCTGTATAGTTTATTTGCACGAATCATATTTTTACAAAAATCTCGTGAGTTTTCACTAAACTTTAAAGGAGAGTATCTATATCTAATCTTATATTGAACACCTTCTATTTCTTTATCTTGCTCACTTTTTCTATTTGGTCTTGCTGTACCACTTCTAACAAATTCGTACATTTTAGATAAAGTTGATTTTTTAGGATTATTTAATTCTTTTATTTTTAAATCTAACTCATCTTCTTTTTCATAATCAACATCCATTTCATCAATTAACTCCCAGCCATTCATATCATCATCAGCTTTTTGAATAAGTATGTTGCTTATTTCTTTATCTATTTTTGACATTTTAACACCAGTTTCTTCTTCTCTTGTTTCTTCGTCTTTTACATTATCTAAATCCAAGAATTGTAATGGTTGTAACGTCTTAAAGTATAGATTTAAGGCAATATCATTAAAAGCAAGTATTTTATCAAACGCATCAGTTAAAAGTTCTTGAAAAGGTACTATAACTGTATTATGCATTAATATAGATGCAGTTTGTAACTCGTCTGCATTGTTTCCAAGTCCACTTGAATCTTTTATACCTAATAACATAGGAGATACAATTCTGTGAGATACCATTATCTTCTTTTGTGATTCGTCACTTAAAAATTGGTATTGGTTATGTGCATCACTTAATTGTACTGGTGTTATATCAGCTTGTGATTCTTTGTCATCGTTAAAAGCAAGTATAAATTTACCAGCATTTGAACTACCTTGAAATTTAGCTTGTATCTTACTTTCTATTAATGATTGTTTTTCTTCGTCTGGTACT